CTCCTGTTGAAGCATCTTCTTCTAATCTCATCATTGAATCTAAGTCACCTGCTTTTAATCTAGTGGACTCAATAGCTACACTCATCGACTCCATAAATGGAACCCATGAACGAGGTTGAATGAACTTCTTACTGTATTCTTTAGTACCGTAGTTAGCAAAGACTCTAAATTGTCCTGCTTTTGGTAATCCCTCTCTAATAAGCTTCATTACACCGTTCAACATATCTTCAACATTGCTAAAAGCAGGAAACTCAAATTTATCTCCTAATACTGCATGTGCAATATGCTTTAAGATTTTACCTTGCTTAGCAGTTTGTTGATCAACAGTCTGATACTTAGTATCTTCTTTAATGAACCAGAATGAACTATTACACGATGCTCCAACTGAATCAGTAAATAATACTTTATAATCTGGAGCATTAGCATTGTCATCTTTAGTTTTCTTAACTAAACTAACAGTAACTGCTTCTACAATACCTGCATTACCTCCGTTAAATACCGCTTTACCTGCTTTTTGATTAAACGATTCATCATTTAAATTTATACTCATAATCTTTAATTTATTTTAATTTAATTTATTTTATTTTAATTCCAAGCTTCTTCTTCAGTATCGTCATCTACACCTTCTCCTGCAGCAGAAAATACTTCTTTTCCAGTACCTTCATTAGCAACAGCTTCTTCTTCTGCTTCAATCATTGATTCATTAATCTCTACTTCATCAGTAACATCATTAATAACCTCATCGATAGTATCATCGATAGTATCAGCGATAGCATCATTAGTAGTTCTACTAACTGTAACAAGTCCTTCACCTTCTACATTTGATAAATGTAGATAATTTTCTACATCAACATCTAAGATGTTAATCTTAGCTATATATTCATATAGTTTCTTATTGCTAAGAGTACATGTTTTTGTAAGTGCGAGTCCATGATCTACCTCTTCTGCAAAAGATTGCATAAAGATATTATTATCTTTACCGAATCCGATAGCGATATAAGATTCTCCTCCTACTAGTCCTAATAATTCTTGAGCAGCTTTATTAAAACTCATTTTACGTCCTGCACCGATTTTATCTAATGCACTCATTGTTACAACTGGTGTTGTAAACTTTTCTACTTTTGCCGTTCTTTGGGTTGGCACTCCCCATACTACTTCACTCATATTTATTTATTTATTTATTATTAAAAATATTCAGTAATAGCTTCATTCACTATTACTAAATCGTTTGGTATTTCATCTGTATCGAACATGTCGATAGGAGTTTTACAAGTATCTACACCTGAACTCTTTGTTCTAAATACGTGCTCATTAGGTTGTCCTGGAGCAGTTTTTATCTCAGCATATAATACTATTGAACTAAAGCTCTCAGGAGTCATTTTCTCTAACTGTTTCCCTTGTACTGCAATTCTCTCTTGTGGAAATCCTGCTTCATCATAATGTGTTTCAGGATGAGCAAATAAGTACACGTTTAAGTCATCTCTCAATCTCTCATTAATAGTATTAATTAGATCGTATTGACTACCGCTTAAATTACCCCATTTCTCAAATCCAGAATTACCTCTAAAACCTTTACTCATTACAAAATCTGTCATAATTCTTGACCAAGTATCTATAATGATAGTCTTAATCTTTTCATCCTTATGACATTCTTTTAATTTTTTCATGACTTCTACAACATCTGAAGATTTTATATAGTTTCCTTTAGCTTCATTGTACTTGTCACCGAACTTCTTAAAAGGTAATGGTTTTTGATCAGTATTGATAATTACAGTTTCATCAGGATTTAAATTCCTTAAACTGGTAGATTTACCCATACCACTTTTACCTACGATAAATATTAATTTACCCATAATTGTTAATTTATTTGTTTGTTTTGATTATACTATCCTCTCTCTAATTAGGAGTATTAAAGATACGAAAACTATGACTTATCAGCAAGTATTTCATGCTTAATTTCAACACTTTTCTTCTTCCTTTTCCCCCACGTAATCCCTCTTAAATAAGGAAATTCTTCTTGTATTAATCTACTTGCTCTAGATATTGAATCTAAGTACTTTACTTCACGTTTCTCCATATCTTGAAGAAACTCTTTTACAGTTTTACTAGTATCGTAACCTATTGCTTTTAGATATTTATAATACAATTTTTCATTTGAATCTCGGAGTTTTGGATATTTTATAAGTTGTTGTTTCACCCACGGTTTTTGCTCTATTATCATAGTAAAATTTATTTATCTACATAACTAAACAGTTTCTCTAACCATTTATTTAAGGTAGCTGATGATTCTTTTACATTACGTATGCAATCTTTAACATTCTCTTTAGGATACCATATAACATATCCTTTATGAGTACGTAAATCAATGCTTAAACCACTAGATTTATTACCTAATGGTTTATCCCCTGTGTACTTAACCCAAAAGTGCATACCATTATTTTTAGTAGTGTAATGCAATGTTTGAGCTAATTCAAAATTTAAATTATCAGGAATATTATCAAAACCATCAGCATCTCCATGTCTATCAACATCTATAATTACATATCCTTCTGAAGGAGAAACAGCCAGAGAGAATCCCTCTGGTACTGTTCCTTCAAAATAAGTTTCACTAGGTAGCATTCCCCATTTAATTATAGGACGCTTACCTCTTGTTAAGAAACTCTTCATAACTAAAATTTATATATGCGTTTAGCTTGTTCAGTTACCCAATAAACTCCATAGTCATTTGCTATAGCATAATTAAAAACTCTTACTAGTTCATCATAATACATTCTTGGATCTACTACAGCTTGATCAATTGCTTCTTCTAACTCATCAATATCTTCTACACCTATATGTAAACCATATCCTGAGAGAATACAAGAGTCAGAATTTACACTACTGTCTCCACCATGAAAATCTAAATTGTTTTCATTAATAAATTTTTTTAGTTTTTCTTTTCTTTCTATTCTGTCCATATTATATATTATTATAAGGGTTTGCTTCTATCCACTCTTTTAAAAATTCTTCTAGCTTTGAAGGACTAAGTCCTAATTCACTAAATGTATCTTTATTACCAATTCTTTCCCAAGTATTTTCATCATTAGGTAAAGAACCTGTATTAGGATTCTGTAAAGCGTTTAATAATTCATCTATTGTTGCCATAATTATATTTTTAAATTAATTCAAATTCAGTTTCTATAAAGTCATGTAATTTAGCATGTTGCTTAATATAATTCATAGGAGCAGCTTCCTTAAAAGCAAATGTCGCATGATTATATAAACTCCATAGCGTAGGATCAGAGAACTCAGAATAAGCAGGTTCTTCTAATTGTCTTTTTATAACATTTAGTTGAGTTGATGTGATTATATCTTCTTCAAGATAGAATCTACCTACAAGTTCAGAAACATCTCTAGTTGATAGATCAATTTCCTTCATTCGTTCACTATGTCTATGTAATTTAAGAAAGTTCTTTTCTAATTGCTCTATAGTATTAGTAATGGTGTCCTTTAGGTCACTTACTACTGTACCTGTATGTTTTCTAGTAAATCTTAATTCACCACTCATCATACCATTGCTACATATCCAAACGTTAGCTCCAGCTACATATCCAACTGACATTGTTTTATTATAACTATTTCTATAAGCTATTCTCATTCCCATTTCACTACTTTCAGGATGTCTAATATCCATAGTTGTAATCAATTGAGTCCCAGCACCATTAGCTTGCATAGTTTCATTAGCAACAATAATCCCACTCTTATCTAATAAATCCTTAGTTTGTTCATACATATCTCTATGAGAAACTGGTTTATACGTTGAAGTACTCATCGGTACTTTTACTGCAAATAATTCTTCTTTTTCCATATTTATATTTGTTTTATTTTAACTTTTAATAGTTCTATTTGTTCATCTGTAATTTCATGTGTTTCTAACCATACTTCACAAATCTGTTTTACAATAGCAGTATTTGCTTTTGTAATTTTTAATTTTTCTGTAAAGTTTTCAGAATCAAAAATATTTGTAAAGTCTTGTAATTTTCCAATAAGGTCAATATATTTTATAATTACGTCATCTACATCATAACCTCGCTTATAGTATTTAAAACATCTTTCAAGCTGTCTTAATATTCTACTAATTTGCCAGATTTCACTACTATAAAAAGCAGTATTCCATTTATTCCATGTAGCCTTCTTACCTTCTAAATTTTCAGATAGATCTAAGGATTGCTTTGTTTCAATATCATACCCCTTCGTTATAATATCCATATCAAAACTTGACATTACAGAAAATATATTTCTACAACTTCTTTTTAATATTATATTAATAGGAACACACGTATTATATGTAAACTTAATTGTAACTAGTCCAAACTTGCCGAAACTATCTTGGTTCTTGTCAATATATTGATCAAACTTCCATTTTTCAAGTGGGTCTAGTATTGTAAACATTGGATTATGATGCATTGCGAATAATAATTTTGTAAATGATTTTTCATCATAAACAAATGTATCAACATCTTGACCTTCAAAATAATCTAACAAACAACTACCTGTAATACATCCCTTAATAGGTTGTTCCTTTAACCATTCAACTGCATCTTCTATTTCTTTTTTCATATTTCTTTTTGGTAAAAAAAGGGTTGCTAGTATAAACTAACAACCCTAATTTTTGAATTAAAATTTATTAAATTAAATCAATCGTTTCAGTAACTGCATCAACTACTTCTTTAAGCGTATAAATATTGTTTAATTTAACAATATCCTCTTCAAAGAATAATCCAAATTCTTCAAATTCATTTAACACTTTGAACTGCTGTAAGAAATCGTTAATCTTCTTAACTTTACTACTGTCATCTTGAAAAGAAATAAAAGCTAATGCTTCTTTTGCTAATTTATCTCCAGTTGGTCTTTTAACCGTATCTGGTTTAGCGACAAATTCAATAGCTTGATTTCCTTGAACAAGTTTAGAAACTGCACTTCTTAACTCATCTATGCTGTCTGCTTTCTTTCCTTTGAAATCTTTACCTTTTGCCATTTTTGCAAAAGTTACAATGTACTCAGCATGTCTTTGTGCAGTTACAAATTCTGCATTGTTTACAGGACTTTTATCCTTGTTTGACAAATAACCACCATTAGCTAATTGTAAATCTGCTTTTTTTAAAAATTGTTTACTCATTTTATTTATTATTATTTATTTAAATACTTTACCCAATCGTCAATCTTCTCTACTTCTTTAGGTTCAAACCATTCTCCATAGGCTGCAATATTTTCAGTAGAACGTGTATGAAATGAAATTAATTTATCAATTTTCCATTTACATATTTTTTTACCATCCTCTCTACTTATTGTAGTTTCTTTAGAGCCTGGAAGTATAAATTTATCTTGATTATTACGCCATTGTCTACAAGGACTATCATTATCTCCAAAAACAATTGCTGTTTTATAAGACCTTTCATCCTCTGATACAATTTTTCTAAACCATACCTGATCGTTATTCATTCCATTTTGCTCATAAATAGTACTAATATCTAAATCATTAATATTCTCATAAGCGTACAATGTTGTTTTAGAACCTGTAATCATTAAGTCAGCATAAAATGTTTCAGCTAAATTCTTAGCTAATGCTAAACAAGTTGAAGAAACACCTTTTGGAATACTTCCTGATATATCAATTATTATTAGGTTTTTATCAGGTGACGTTAACTCTAACCCACCATACATTCCTTCTAACTTTTTATTGTACATATTAGGATTGTATATAGCAAAATTATGAATATTCGTATGAACAGCTTCTTCTATAGTACTTAACCATAATGGAAATACATTTAATTCTTTAAGCTTTAATACGTCTACATATGCTGCAGAATCATTAACATATTCACTAAACAAACCTTCTTTAAGATCCTCTACTTTAGATAGTTTCTTACTTAATTCAAAATGTGAATCAGTTTCTATATCAAAATCTCCTCCTGTAGAATACTCCATATATATAGGGTGATGATAACCAAAATTCTTAAGATCTTTATATCCATTATCCATTAAGATTTTTCTAAAATTAAAAGGATAACCTGATTTTAAAGCTGCCTGATACAATACTTCATATTCTAATATTCTTATCAGTGAATTTTTTACTGTCTTATCCCCATATATAAAAGGTACGCCAATAGGTACATCTTTTATCTCCGATCTATCGGAAATAAAAAATACTTGTGGAAGTTCTAACTTCCTACTCTTAAGTAAAATCATAAGTTTTTATTTTTATATTTTTTTTATATCTAATTAATTCTAACCATGTAATACTTTCATTAGGTTCTAATGTTGTCTTACCTGACAATGTTACTGGCTCTTTTAATTCATTTGTAATTATTTCTGATGTGATAATGTCTAATTCTACACTATATGGAGTAGGTACTCCCTTAATCATCATATTCATTGCTTTATCTAAACTTCTAGGAGTCTTAAAATTATTAGTAGTAAATGTTTCATTAAGAATTAATGAAGATAATTTATTACCCATACCTTTAACTATACCATATTTCTCAGTCATGTACTTAATCCATAATGCTTTATCAAATTTTACATTATACCATAAGAACCTTTCTTTAATTTGAGGTGTTATCGGAACCATACCTTGAGGGTTTGCTGCTGCAATAATCATAATATCTGGCAATGGTTTACCAGAAATGAATTTACGTTGCTCTAACATCGTTAAACACGCATTTAAAACTGTTGGATTACCATTTAATAACTCATCAAAGAATAAAATATCTCCATCCTTTAAGTTTTCTAATTTATCAAAATTATAATATGTCATTTTTTTGGTATCCTTTTCAGGCATTGCTATTCCAGATATTTCAAAAGGTGACATTTGTGAAGTAATTAACTCAACTAATTCAACACCTTTACGTTTAGCAAATTTCTCAATGAATACAGTTTTACCTAAACCAGGATTTCCTATGAATAAAGGTACTATTGATTTTCTTAAATCTGCATCATTGTATACTCTCTCTAAAATCTCTTCAATTTGTTTCATTTATTTCATTTTTTTTATTATTTATTATTTGTAATTCCATTTCTCTTCTATACATAGTTAAATGATATTTCATTTGCAATATCTTTAATCTATCCCAGACTGTTTTTCCTCGAAGCTTTCTACGTAAGTGTAATTTTATAATTTCACTTCTAAAATCTCTATTTCTTGCTTTGTTCATTTTTCTATCATTACGGTTATTGAAAATATTCTACACAAGAATAATAGTATACGAATTTGCCATCTTTTATTAGAAACAAACTTAATAGCATTTTCCTTTTTGTCAAATAGAACAAATGTTCCTTGAGATTCACCTGTACCAAAATCTACTCCTCCATAATATCTACTATTCATAATTATTCTATTTTATTTAAATCCTCTTTCTTTTGCATAATATTCATCTATTTTTTTAAGTTGTTCAGGTTTACCTGCTCCTTCTCCATTACTCGGTAATTGGTAATACCCACCATACTCACCTATAAATAAAAAACTAGCTAGTAAATTTCTATTACCATCTCTATTTTTAAGAATACTACATAGTCTATACCTGTCTTTATATCGAGTAATATCATACCCTAAACAGGTTGATACTCCATAATAGAAAGGACTTGCTAATGCAATAACTGTATTAGCATCCTCTTGAGTATTTCCAGAATCTTTAGCATCACTTAATTTAGGCATCCAATGTTCATCACTTTGCCTATCCATTTGTTCAGAACTTCTATTAACTTGAGAAACTGGAACTGGACTAAATCCACATAAATTCCTAAAGAATACTAAATGTCTAGAAGTCATATCAATAGCTTCTTTCTTATTTGCGTAATCTTTATAGTTTATTAATCCAATATGATCGATTACTACAAGAGTAATCAACGATTCATCTTTAGGTTTAAATTCTAAAATATTATTATCATTATCTCTAATTACCTCACCTCTCTTTTCAGCATAGGTAATTAAATCTCTAAATAAAGATTTAGGACTTAAACTAGTCTTAAAATGAATATACTTATCTTGAATCTCTTCCATCTTTACCTGATAAGTCTTAATCAATGCTTCTACTTCAGGTCTGATTTCATTATTACCAAGACTTTTAATCTCATTAATAGTTGTAAGTATTCCGTGGTCCTCCCAAATTAATGATGCTATGTGTTTAGCTATCATGTCTTCTGGTGGGATTTCTAAAGAATAATAAATAATCTCAAGGTTGTGAATATAATCAGGGTTCTGTTGCAAAAACTCAATAGCTCCAAATACATATGTTGAATTAACAAATGCAGTTTTACCTACTGAAGTCCCAGCAAAAACCAAATCATATCTACCTTGTTGAATATTCATTATTTGATCACTTAATGTAGTAAATCCATGAAAAGGAATACCAGTATTAAGACCTTTCTTACCTCGCTCTATTTGATGAGCTAAGCGATTCCAGTATTTAATTTTTGCCATATTATATACTATTTATGAACCACATCCTACACAGTCGAAGTGACTATCTGTTGGTTTAGTTCCATCTAACTTCATTTGTAAACTATGAATCGTATCCTTTACGTCCATATCTTCCATCATATCACCTGTCAGCTTAGCTTTCAAGTGAATGATTGTATTTTCTATTTCTTTTCTTTCTTCTTTAGTCATCTTGTCCTACTGTTATAGTTATTTCAACATTATCAATTAACCATTTAAAAACTTTTACTGTTTCATCAATATTAGAAGCAGATGTCATTTCTTCAATATCTGATTCTGTAAAGTTTAGTGTTATCTTTTTCATAATTTATATACTTTGTGCATTCCAATTAAGTTCTTCTGTTCCAGGAGTGCCTATAAAGACAACCCATTGTTCCCAGGATGAATTATTCATCACTGTTTCCATCATTGGTAAATAATTTAATTCGTTTGCTTGTTTTTTCTTAGCTACAAATGCAGTAATTGCCTTAACAGCTTGTTCATGATCCTCAAATGATTTAACCCTATCTAGGTACTTCTTTTTATGTTTACGTCCAAGTACACTGTCTGAATCTGCAGCTCTAAGTATTCTACTTCCAACTTTCATTGGATAACAACTATAAAATTCAAGGAAGTCAATACTATCTGACCTTATTCCTAGTAATTTTGCAACGTTTGCAGTGCTTATAATTGTATCACTAAAGATACTATTTATATCCTTATTTAGCAAGTAAATAGTCTCTGTAAGTGAGTTACGTATTGACATTGCTTCATTACGAGTATAGAATTTTTTAATAGTATTTTGCTTTTTATTATATAGCAAGTAGAGTAAAATAAATTGATCAGTTGAAAGGTTACATTGTTTTAATTTTCGTAAATCAATTTCTATTTTCATAATTCTTTGTAAAATTTTACTATTTCATAAGGTGGTAAACTAGCAACATGCTTAGCAATACCTCTAATTGATTGAGTTAATTCAGATGCAATTTCTTCATCAGTTGTCCACATAGTATTAACTTGTTTATTACATGATTTTACAATTTGTATTTCAAATTGTTTTGCTACGGCTTTTAATTTACCCTTATTAAAACTAGTTTCTTTTAATTCATCCAATGATTCATTAAAAACTACACTTGTAGTTAATAATGTAACCAATGTTAATCGCATATCTAAATCTGTTTTCATATATCACTTATTTTTAAATATTTAATTTTATTTTTATCAAATCCTTTTATTGCAGATTTCATCCATTCTTCATCTCTAGTGTTTTTTAAATACACTACATAAATAATAGCTTTCTTATCATTTTCAATATTCATTGCTCTCATTGATTGTTGTATTGCAGTATTCTCACCACTCTTTAATTGGTTAAAAATCACTGTCTTAAGATTTGCAACAGTTACACCCATCGATACCATTGATACAACTGCTACTTTATCAATATCACCTTTTATCAATTTATCGAGTACTGTTTTATCAGACTTAGAATGATATGCAGCTTCACCTAATGAATCTGCAATCTTTTGATACCCTGTAAATATAAGACATCTGTCTACTTTGTCAATTATCAACTGAGTAAGATTTACTTTAGTTCTTGAATTGTAAATTATTTCTTTACGTTTCATCATTGGAAATCTCATCTGACTATATGCTTGTCTAGCTAATGCATTTGCATATTTTCTATCCCAATAACTATAAGCTTCTCTCTCAGTTTGTAAAAATTGATTCTCTTCTGATCCTGATACTATATATTTATCTTCTTCATCAAGATTACATTCTATACATCTAATCTCATAATCAGATACTATTTTATCTTTTATTGCTTCGTTTATAGAGTATGAATAAAATACATCAATATCTAATATCTGCTTAATTGTAAATTTAGTATCTGGATCTAATGTTCCAGTAGCACCTAATATCCTAGTACCCATCTTCTTATGTCTATTCAGTTCATGTAATACTTTCATATTATAATCGTGAATTTCATCTGCAATAATTAAATCATACTTCTTATCAATTTTCTTTAGGCTATTACTCCATACATAATCGATATGTACGTCTTTTCTTAGCTTCCATTTCTTAATATCAATCTTCCATCCTTTGAATATCTCCTTTCTAGGAGCTACTACTAATACAGATAGTTCTTTAGTCTTACAATTTAAAGCATCTATTATTATTTTACATTTTCCAACTCTAGGAGCAACAAATAAAATACCTTTAAATTTATTCTCAACTATGTGATCACTTGCTATTTTTTGTATTTCATTTCTTTTTTCCATAACCTTTAGTTTATTAATTATTCTATTGGTAAATCCATAGCTACTCTTTCTATATGTGAATCAGGTAATTTATAAACGTCCATAAGTTCAATCATTTTACCGTTACTCATCTTTGTAAGGAGTGAGCATTCATCTATAAGAAGATATTCTTCCTCATTTTCATCAGGAACATCAAATACCTGAAAGAAATATCCAGTTGTATTATCAAAACCATAGGCAATAACTTTTCCATTATCTAATTCTTTAGTATATCTACTCATCTTCTTTGTTTTGGTTTAATAAACTGATTGCATAACCAAATGAAGTAACCATGTCATCATGCTTTCTTTCAATTTTATATTTCCTTGCTATTCTACTTGCAAGTTCAAACTTCTTAGCTTTTATACACTTTCTGTGAATTATCTCAGCTTTAGTTTTATTTCCAAAGTCTTGTATTTCTTGTAATAACTTTTGGTTGTATAAATTACTCATCTTTGTTTTGGTTTAATATTATCACGAACAGCCCGAACACTGTCCTTGCTGGTCTTGTTGCTGCCGTACTGTCTGCCATTATAGAAGTACTGTAACCACGCGAAGCCATAATTACTGTACTCGGTGGAACTCCAATAGTAGTTATTTGCAAAACCGCCAAGTTCATCTTGGTTATTATACATTAATAATAACTCTAATCTAGTAGGTAATCTCCATCCATCTCCTAAATCAGCACAAGCCTTTTTAGCATCCTCCCAATCCATTTTACCTAAATCAGTTGGATGTACTAGAAAGCTAAACGATTCACTTATAGCAATAGGTTGAGCTTCTTTTTTTGTCAAATCTGCTTTTAATAAAGCTAATTCATCTTCTAATACTTTAATTTTTTCTAATGCTTTCATCATCTTTGTTTTGATTTAATATTTTTATAAGATTGCTTAATTTTTTAGCATCTTTGAACTTTATAGCTGGAGTAGTCTCAAATATTTCCACAATCCATTCCCCATTTTCTACTTCATCATTTGCTTGACTAATAAAAGATAGTCCATTTACAACATCTAATGTATAGTAGTAAAATGATGGGTCTGATGTTTCTGCTTGTTTTTCAAAACCTAATACTTTTAATTGTTCTTCAGTCATTTTTGTTTTGGTTTAATTCTATCCATCTTCTAAATGCTATTGCTACGTCTCCATCATGCCAATTTTCTTTATCAGCAGTTTCTTCTACATCTTCAACAACAAATTCTAAAATGTCATCAAAGTTTGATGGAGTATCTATATTGATTCTATCAAAAATATCAATCAACATTTCTGTTATTTCTCTTTCTTTACTCATCTTTGTTTTGGTTTAATAAATTCGTATCATCTTTTTCATAGCTTCACCTAATGTATAACATCCGTGAGCTTTACTAAAAGCTTGAAGTTTTAAGGTTTCATCCTTATCAAGCTTCATACCTACTCTTGTAAAATCATCTTCTACACCTTTAACTTTAGGTTTTCTTGCACTGAAAATAAATCGTTTTCTAATATGTTCAATATTCAATTTAAAATCTGGATCATTTCTCCAATGATAAGCATGATATTTTGAAAAATGAACAGCACTTCTTTTAATGTTTAAGACATCGGCTATTTCATACTCCTTAAGTTTAAACTTGCAAAGTAAGATATGCATTAGATAATTCCTCCTATCTAAAATATATCTCTTTCTACCGTTATAACCCAATAAGTCCAAGTTTTCTTGTAAGTAGTATTCAATATCTTCTAGGGTAAAATCATTCATAATTTATTTTTTAAAGTTAATTCTGTTAATTTATCTAAGGTTTCTTTAGCTACCATATCAACATACCCTTGAGTCATAATTGGATTTTTACCTTGCTCTTCTACTTCAGCAATTTCTTTCTTCATTTTAACAGTAAGTAGCACTAATCCTGTTTCTAATAGCCATTTCTCATATCTATTGAATTTTTTCATTTTTAAAGTTTTATGCCAAAAAAAGAGGAACTATTAATTCCTCTTTCTGGCTGATTATTTTTAATTTTTACTAAAACATATTTTCATGTAAAACAGCTAAGCTGAATTTATCACCTAATCCATGAGCAGACTGTACTTTAGCCATTGCATAAAGTAAGTCCATATTTTCATTCACAGCTCCCCAACATCCAGCAGACCATTTTCCTACGTTGTTTCCAACTGTACCCATGTCGTGACCGTTAGTGTTATAGATCTTATCCTCTTTAGGATTTATGAAATCTAAATATTCATCTCTATTTATATCTCTCCAGTAATCAATTTTTCCAGTTTGTCTGAAAGCTTCTTGTCCTCTATGACCACCTTTCTCCATATGCGTAAATGCACCACGGAATTGTTTACCGTGTTGGATAATTGCTGTACCGTCAATATTTATAGGGTTTAATCGATAGTATAATCCTGCATCAGTTGTTCCTGCTATAATAATAGAGTTAATACCTCCATTATCAGTAGGATGAGACATAAAAATCCAATCGTTAAACTTACCTGATTTATTATCATTTGTTCTAATCAACCCTAATGTACAATCAAAAGGTGTTGTAAAAACTTTCATGTCATTTTCAAGCATTACTTCATGAATCTCTTCAATAGTTGGTCTATACATAATATTTATTATTTTGAGTCATAAAGATACTACTTTTTATTAAGTTCTATTTCCTTTTCAATTAGTTTCTTCCTCTCCTTATTACTAGTACAATTACTTATTTTTACACTTAATTTATGTTTTGCTTTATCTAATGGTGTACGAATAGAATTACGAATAGAATTACTACTATCATGCATTTTTCCATAAACACCAAGTTTTGCTTTTTCCCAATCTCTTGCCATATTTATTATTATTTATCTAGTCTAAAACCATGACAAATGGGGAAACGTGGTAAGCCTTCATCTGTGTATTCAAAGAATCTTATTTCAGCAGTCTTACCTATGTAATCAACTTTATTAGTTAATATTTCTTCACGTTCTGTATGAGAAAACTTCATTCCAGTATGAAATATATCACCTTTGTCTGTTTGACAAACGCAAACTCCTTGTTCAGGACGTTTTTTAGATGGGACTATATCGATTACTTTA